AATCCTTACGCCAACGTTCAACAGGCACTCCTTCTTGCCGCGCCTCATGGAGTGTGTGCGGGCGCAGGAGACGAAAGCGCGCTACGAGTGGTGCATCCTCGACGACAGTCCAGAACCACTGTCACCCGACCTCTTGCGGACGCTCCGAGAGCGCTCGGGGGTGTCGACGTACTACGTGTGGCTTCCGGCCAAGATCCCCATCGGGAACAAGAGAAACATCCTCTCGAGCATGGCTGCTGGGGGAGCATGTGTCAATTTCGACGACGACGATTTTCACCACCCAGAGCGCATCAAGCACAGCCTCTTCCGGATGGACCAGAAAAAGGCCCAGCTTGTGGGCTCCAGTCGCTGCTTGCTGTACCTGAAGGGTGTGATTTACCAGCTCCGGGGGTTCGGCCCGAATCACAGCACGGGGGGGCTCATGGCGTTCACTAGGGAGTACGCGCGGTCTCACACCTTCGGCGAGGACATTCCCAATGCGGAAGAATCCGAGTTCACTAACACATTTCAGAACCCAATGTCCCAGCTCGATCCCAACAAAGTTATCCTCATAATGAGCCACAGTCGCAACACGTACGACAAGACTTCGTACGTCGCCCGCAGCCTAGGGAAGACGCTGGACGCCACCAAGTTGCGCATCGCCAATTACACCGGGAACAAGAAACTCAGGCGATTGTTCGAAGACGCTTTCCGTGCTGAAGATCCCGCAGCCAAAGGAAAGCCTTAGGAACGTCGGATTCGAACACCTTGACCGGCTTGTCTTGTTCCACAAGCCTGAGGAGGGTTTTGAACACCCGCGAGAGCCTAGTATCCCGAAAGACTATAGCAGTCGCCGTGACCGTCTTACTGATCAAAGGTGCTAGGCCCTTCATGTACCTCTCAATGTAGGCGATTCTAGAGCCTTTGGTGATGCAGAAGGGCAGCCTTTGGAGATCCCAGCACCACTTCACTTGAACGCTCTGGCTCCCGTACGTCGTCAGAGTTGCCGAGATGACACCCAACGCCTGTCTCAGTCGGTCATCTGATACATCCGTGCCGACGTCTTTCACCGAACACAACAACGTCTCGGTATCCGCCAAGTAGGTAATCTCAAGGAGTTCGGTTTGCGCTATTTCCATTTACATAGCTGTAATTTTAAAATCAAGATAATCGTACGTAATCCATTTAAAGAGCAGCAGCATTATGTATTCAACAAAGCACTGCCTACCAAAACATGTCTTCCACTCCCACTACTACCCCTCCCGCCACCGAGCCCGTCGTCGCTACCGATGAGGCATTGACGCCCAACTTGTTCGAGACTCGCATCGACCGGTTGATCGAGAACATCACGAACCTCGCCGCTACGCTCAAGACGTGGCAGAAGGACGCCAAGGAGATGAAGAAGGACTACATCAAGGAGAAGAAGATCCTGATGAAGAACTCGAAGAAGAAGACGCCTCAGAGCCCAGATGCCAAGAAGAACAGTGGTTTCTCTAAGCCCGTCGCTCTGTCCGATCACTTGAAGACTTTCCTCAAGCTTGAGTCTGACACGATGCTGTCCCGCACGGACATCACGAAACTGGTTACCGCCTACATCCGCGAGAACGACCTCCTCAAAACGGACAACAAGCGCGTTATCGACGTGTGGGCAAACACCCCGGCGGCGAAGGATATCAAAAACCTTCTCTCCCCGAAGGCTGGTGACGAGATCACCTGGTTCAATCTGCAGACTTACCTCAAGTCGCACTACCCCAAAGCCACGGAGGTGCCGGAGAACCAGCCCGCTCCCGTAGCCAAGGTGGTATCGGCGGCAGAGCCAGTGCAGGTCACCAAGTCTCCGGCGGTGAAGCGAGTGCGCACGGCACGTGTACGCGCGGCTGCCCACTAAACCCGGTTTAAGTAGAAGACCGTTATCTGAGACAAGCAATTCCCTCATTTAAGTTAAAGCATGTTGCTCTTCGCAACAAAAATCTCCAATTTGGTATCGCATCTTGAATGCGTAGTGGACGCCCATTCAAGGTTGGCCATATTTATCAAAGATTGGGCTATCCAGTTCAACTGTGTTGTTGATCTGGATGGGGAACCAGCGTCCGTTGTATCGGTAGTGTTTGACGGCACCGCGTCGGTTGACAACGCACGGTGCTGTATCGCAGACGCGAGCATGGTCCTTGTCTTCCTGCGGGCCCTTGTGCCGGGCGTGGTACAGGCGTATCGCCACGACACCAGCTTTGAGCTCGTCTCCGGGGGCTCTAGTTACAGGACCAGGATGGCCGATCATGCCGAGCGGATATGCGAGTTGAGCGAGTACGCACCGCCGCCTTTCCCCGACAAATTCACCGTCTGGGACAAGTCTAGTGTGAGCACTTTCGTGAACCAGCTCAAAGCGTTGAAGTCGTTGACATCGTACTGCGTATTCTCTGAGGGAATAATGTCGGGCTCGGGGGAGGGTGTAATGCAGTTCTATTTCTCTTACGGAGACACAGAACCAGTTACATTTGATATTGATCGATTGCTGTTTTACTTTCAGTCGAATGGCGCGAATGAGGTGCACGTGGCCATTGATGGCGTATTCTTTTCTCGTTCGGGGGACGTCATGTTCTATCTGGCGCCCGTCGTATGATTCAGATGTGCTTACCGAAGATGTAGAAGAACGAGAGCATGTAGACAGCCCACCGGATGGTCTCGAGGAGGAATACACCCACCTCTATGCGTGCGCCGTTGGGCAAATCCAGCGCAAAATCTCGGAGCTTTCGGTCCGGGAAGATGTAGTCAAATACAGGGTCGAGTACCGTCTTGGTTATGTTGCCTATGTACACGTACGTGAAAGCGGACAGGACCGTCGCCATCGTCACAATCTGGTTGCTGACAATATAGTTGCTGAAACTCATTTGTCATGTACCACATATTTTTATTTGTAGACCTTTCCCCGATGAATCACCGACTCCCCGGAGCTGTTCGCGAGAATGTGACTGCACCGGAGGTACACCAAGTCGCCCTCATTGGGAACTAAGACCGAAGCGCCGTCTGTCTCGAGGTACACTGGCTCACGGAAGGAAAACGATACCTTCTCAAAGTAATACCAAACGTGGTCGATGCGGTCATCTGCCTCAACGGGGTATTCGCCCTTCTCCGACAGCGTCTCCTTGAACCCCCCTAGAATTATCTTGTGAGCCTCAAACTCTTTGGGGGTCGCGTGGTACAACCTTTTTCGCTTGTATATGTGTCCCCCAAACCATAGAGAAAGAGCGACTGCGGCGGCAGATCCAGCTACCATCAATGTCTTGTGTGATTTCATGTTTGAGTGCCTAACCGAAATGCGCTTAAACCTATTCAGTCCTGCGAAATGTCGAACCCTTCATCCTCGGTGCTGTCGGAGATATCCACCCCTCCGGTGTCATCTGAGACAGTATCGGAGTCGTCGGCGTCTGAGTCAAAGTCATCCGAGTCGGCGTCTGAGCCGTCATCCGAGTCCTCGTCCTCGTCCTCCCATTGCGGTGTCTCTAGGATCATGGTGGCCTCGCTCTCAAGCGCATTATCCGGCACCTCGAGCGGAGGGAAGAGGGTCGCGAGAACCTGCTTCTGCTCCTCCGTCAGTGTTTCCACCTCGGTCGACGACATCACCTGGAACCGGACATACAGGTCTCCCCTCCCGCCCTCACCATCGGGCATTCCCTCGTTGGCCACCTTCATCATGGGCACGTTCAGAATACACTTGGGCGACACCAGCTCGATGATGCGGCCGTCGATGTGCCTAATCTTCCTCTTGAAATCGAACGTGTCCGACACCGACACGTCACAGTCGAAAATGAGGTCGTCCCCGTCGCGGACGAAAAGGGCGTGTGGATTTTGGACCAACGTGACGTGGACATCCCCCGAAACCCATCCGTCAATGTCCCCCGCCTCGCCTGCGAACTCCACGGTGTGGTCCTCCTGCATCCCCGGCTCGACTTGGACGACCAGCTTCACCTTCTCGAGCTCGTCCACACCACAGGGGCGCTTCAGTCGAAGGGACTTCTGCGCTCCGTCGTAAAAATCCTCGAGCTCGCATGACAGGTCGACGTCGATATCGGGGGTGCGCTTGGGCTTCTTCTTCTTCTTCTTTTTCTTCTTCTTTTTAGTGGCCACGGGTCCCGTTGGAGGAGCCGCGCCCGGCATGTCTTTCATATGCTCGAAAACGCTGCCTGAAACTTTCTTCATTAGCTCCTCAAGGTTCATGCCCTGCATGTCGCTCTTATCGTTCTCCGACATCCCGTTCGCTATTTGTTCTGCCATCTTAAAAATATCCATTGCTTGTTGTTAAAGCGTAGAGGTCTTATCTCTCTAATACAAGTACATTGCCGACTGCGTCGGGTTGGACGCATATGCTATGAGCTGAGTAGTTTTTCTCTAGGTGCAGCAGTGTGAAATGGTCGGTTTTCATGCGGAAGCAGATGTTTTCTGGGATTTTGAGCTTCCAGTGCAGGTGCGCGTGTGTTTTCCACGCCCCCATATTGGTGGAGAGCTGATAATCTTTGATGTTTCGGTCCTTGCAGAACGTATTGACTGAGTTGTACAGGTCAAAAAGCTCTTTCTCGTCAAGGTCGTATGGCGTCTCCACATGCTTTTTGGGCGTTATGATGATGTACGGACGGCGGATGAGATCGAAGTGGAATAGCAGGTGCTCGGTGTTGTAGAACGTGAACCTCTCTACGTATGGCTTTGGTCTACACGTGTAGCATATCCTTCTGTTTTTGCGCACCGGTCTCTTGAAGGTCTCTTGTGGCTGCTGACGGGGCGGCACGGCCATAGAGAGCTGCTCGTCTTTCCGCGCCAGCATACTCTTCTGGTACTCTTTTGTAACGTCCGTCATGTCTGTGATTATTCGGAGAAGCGCTTCTTCTTAAAGTCATTGCCAACGATGTGCTCGTTGACCGTCCAGTGCAATGTTTTGTTAATCACCCTTCTCTTGAATATTGGGTACTCCCATGCATATTTCTGAAGGTTCGTAACGTACGCTTGGCTGAACACTGGTGTGATGGCATGCTTTTTCTCCACCTTCAGAGGCTTGGATTTACTGATGCCGTCGTCGGCGAACTGAACCCGCGCTAGATAGGTCTTGCCGACCTCCAGCTTCTTGTCTTTCAGGTATCGCACTGGACCGACATCCGCCCACACCTTCTCCAAGTAGCCCACGAGCCGGTGCGCCGCTGTCACCGAACCACTCGCCCTGTGCTGCCCGACGAGCGTAACCGGGATCTGCAGCTCAGGCTTCTCCTGCCACACGAGGGCTGTCTTCCCGGAGAGCACCAGCCACTGACCTTTTTGTCGACGGGTCCCCATAAGTTCCATGGGATTGCCAGCGTTGGCGGCCAGCTTGCTTATCTTGACGGACGCTGCCTTGAGGTCCTGCTCCGCACCGACCAGTTGGATGCGGCCCTGGGTCTCCTCGAAGAACCCGACGCCGCTTTCGGAGCGATACTCCTGAGACAGAGTGTAGCGTCTTGCTCGCGTGTCCTGAATGATAAAGATAGCGTTGCCTTCGACGGCCCACTGGATGGGCAGTGCCGTCTCAAGGAGGGTCTTGGCCACTTTCGTTTGTTTGGCTCCTAAGTTCTTCACGTCGGCTGTCGTCAGGTACCGGAGCTCGACCTTGGGCTTCGGGAAGGTGTCCAGCGTAAATCCAGCAGCGCCCGTAGTGATCAAATCAAACTTGAGCAGCATGTCGATGAGGTCGGAGTTGTGGGTCACACCCTTCGGCGCCTTCTTGAACATTTTCAGGAAGCCTCTGAAGCGGCGGGATTCGGGCTTGAATGCTGACCGGCCAACGTGGTACTGGGTGTTGTCGTGCTCGACAATAAAGTTCTGCCCGTTTCGGCTTTTGCTCAGCACCTCCACCTCTGTCCATTTTTTCGCGTCCTCTGTGAGCTTCACCATGGCCTGTGCCCCTACTACGAGATATTCAGCAGGGATTACCCCAGATGCCAAGTCCGGCCTCCCAACGTTGAACTTCTTCTCTTCATCCTTGTTGGGAAAGCCATCCAACAGCTGTTTTTTGTAACGCTTCTCGGCAGTGCCCGTGAGTGTTGCACAGCACGGGTAATACACGCTTTCCTTGGGACCTTTGCGGCCCTGCGGCGTAATGTACTGGTACTTTTCAGGGCATCGGCCGCGGAAGCTGTACGGACCGGGGCGCTGCGATTCCTTGAAGCCGGGTCTGCCTTTGATCTGACGGGTCGCGCGACACGCCAAATTCGGCCACAGGTTGTTGATAGTGGTTAACATGGGCTTGGAGTTCTTCTCGGGAGCCACCTCCATCGTGGTGCCCACGCTCTCTTTCAGCTGGGCAGCGATACCGTCCACGTACGGCTTTAACTTTTCTACGTCGAACGAGAAGTAGTTGTAGACCTGGCTCCTCTGGTGATCTTTCGACTTGTGTTTCGCCATGTCCACCTGAAAACTCCCCCCGGCGTGTAGCTGCACCGTCGCAAGGAAGTCTTCTTCTTCCAATTTGAACTGCAAAGTTCCCTTCCGCTGCTTGTAATCGAATTCCGCCTTGGGTATGCCTTTGTTGATTCTGTCCTGCAGGGCTTTGTCCAAGTCCAAAATGACGTTCTCAAATAACGCACCCTCAAACTTGACGCTGGTTATGGGGCTTTTATCCGGGTCGATAGCAAACTTATAACCACATTTTCCAATTTTAGTCACCAGACTACGATGCAGCTTATCCAGAATGCCTAGGGGGGCTCGGAACAGCTCAACAGAGCCATTCGAATTGAGACGCACCGAGGTTGAGCGAATGTCGCCGTCGACCAGACCGACGTACGTCAAAGACACAGCGTTCTTGTAGCTGCTCTCCTCACTGGTCTTGGCTCGGTCGAGGTTGTTTTTCGATTCCCCCGTTTCGGGATCCTTGAGGCGTAGATGCTCCTCGGAGGGCCCGCGCTTGATCTGGTAGTCCCGAAACTCAAAGTTTGTTTCGTACTTGTCTGGATCAAGTTTGCCTTTCTGGCCAGGGGTCTGTATGATACTGTCCAGCCACGCATCCTCCAGATCCTCTTTTGATATAGTTCCCTTGTCCAACTGGGCTCTCATATCGCGAGCGTTCTTGTTCTTGTCAAGCACTTTAGCGTCATGCAAGAGATCGTACATGGCTTTCGAGGTTAGATGCAGGTATTTCTCCTCGGGCTTGACGCACGTCGGTGTGTGGGCGGCGCCATCGCGCGATTCGCAATGTGTGCACCAGGTCCCCCGCAGGGTCAGCAGTGCCGGGCGGTTGTAGTTGAGCGTCCGGAGACCTCCTCTCTCTTTGATCCGCTTTCTATAACTGAGCTTGGTGAACCCAGTTTTTTTGTCAAGTTTGAAACTGTCCTTCAGAGTATCCAAATCTAGAACCCCTCGTTTGCCCCCTTTCACGCCGGGTCTATTGACGGACTGTGTGACAGACACTTTCATTGTTTGCTCATTGCGGATATTTTTTTCCAATGCTATTTAAGCATATAAACCGTTTTAGCCTAAAGCTAAAAAAAGATCACAAGAGAGATGGACAAAGTCAGAAGTTTCAACACGCTGTATGGCGAGCTCATCGATAGCCTCACCGACCAGTTCCCGCAGATACAAAAGCTCGAAGAGTGGGGAGGCATGTTTCAGCTCATGAAGCGGGCCAATTTCCGAGGCCCCCTTGAATACTTTATGAAACACATTACTCCATTCACTGACAAAATCCAGAACAAGGACATCGATTTCTTCAAAAGCAACGACCGCCTCCGCGCCCGCGCCTCAAGCTTAGTGGCTGAAAGCGGTCTGGACAGTATTTGGGACGACCTGGACCCAGAATCTCAGGAAAACATCTGGAAGTACCTACAGGGGCTCCTCAAGCTTGGCTACTCCTGCTTCGGGATACGGGGCTCGAAGAATATCACTCATCATTTCAAAATCATAATCGATTCCGAGGGTCTTGACGTGCTGGCGTATCTCAAGGAGCAGTCTGCATGAAATTAAAACCTCGGTCAAAGGTAAAAGATGACACTCTGGATAGACGACCCAAAAATTATGCTCTCCACAGATCCCGAGGATTGGAATCCCCTCGGCGGCTCAGTTGAGAGCAAAATCAATGCCACCACCAAACTGGTGGTCATCGGGGCCCTGGTGCTCAGCATTAAAAAGCAGAACAATAAGATATTCCTGCGCACCGTGATTGTCCTCGGTCTGGTCATGCTTCTGTACGTCGCGGTGACCACCCAACAGACCAGCACTTCCGCAGACTTCACCCAGAACGACGAGCAGCGCCCCAGCTGTGCCGTGATGTCGACTGAGAACCCCCTTGGCAACTGGCTCCCTCCGGCAACTGCCTCCGGCTCCGGCTCCGGCGCAAGGCTGGGCGTCCCTGAAGCGTCAGTGGACGCCGTCCTGTCGCAGGGGGTTCCCACAGACAGTCTCTCGGGGAACGGGAATCTCACCCGGCCTTTCTACAAAACCCCGGAAGATAATGACAGGTTCAAAGAGCTCATGTATGGCGACTCGTTCGAGAACACCTTCAAGCAGGGCGCGGTGTATTCCCACTTGGCCTGTCCCCACAGCATGGGGCCTGCGGGAGCCAGTCACGGGTTCTCTAGCACCGCATAGTGGTCGACAGTGTAAAAATACACTTATAAGTGGCCCTAGAAAGGCTGCCATATATGTCTCCCGGGCCATCACACAGTAACACTACGATGCCCGCACTCACTCGCTCCATGGCAAAGCCGCCTCCCACCCAGACCGAAATCGCGGCCCGGCAGGAATTTTCGGCATCTAAGTTGGTACCCCTCATTAGATCCTACGAGGGATACAAGGAGGGAAGCGATAAAAGTATACGCAGCATTACGGCTATGTTCAAGTGCGCTATAAGTTTACCATCCCTGCAGTTTAGCTTCTCCAGGAAGGGCAACGGGGGCTTCACTAGCATGGGCCGAGCCAAAGTACTCGAGTTCACCCCCAGGCTTACGGGGATGACCACCAGGGCGGCTAAGCAGTTGCTCAAGGCTCTTGAAAAGTACGAAGCAAAGTGCGAAGCCCACGGGATGATTATCCTGATGGTCTTGAGCCGGAAGCTTCCCGCGGATCTCGTTCGACTTGTCGCCGAAGAGAACATCACATATTAAGACCCTTTAATGTAGGAATTACGATTTCAGGATTAATAGGTTACAAGAGGCGTTTTGCGCGTAACAATTTTCTTGGCCGTTAGTAACAACAGGATGGCTACTTTATTCAACACCGACACGTCCATCTTTTCGGAGGCGGAAAACACTCTCAAACAGAACACCCAAGGACAGAAGCCCTACAGATACTTCGTTCAGAACTTCGCAACCGCCGCTGGCACTACCTCTTCGGACTTCACGACCGTAGGGCAGCGCCGCAATGGTCACCGCCTTGGCCCCCGCTCCAAGCCAACCCATTTGAACGAACTC